TCAGTTGGTAGAGCATGCGACTGAAAATCGCAGTGTCGCTGGTTCGATTCCGGCCCTGGGCACCATTGGTTCATTTTGTTCAGTCCTTTCAGTCGCTTCAGTCGCGTTTTCGTCCCACTCCGCCCTGGCAGGGGTTGGGTGGGACTTTTCGTCTGCGGCCAGTCGCGCCATCGCGCTCGCCGCAAGGCGATCCTGTTGGGCGTTCCGGGTGTAGAGCGCCGCCTGCTTCGGGCTGCTCCACCCCATCGCGCCCATCAGCTCATGTTCGGTGGCGCCGAGGTGCGCCAGGCGGATCGAAGCCACCTTCCGCAGTCCGTGGGGCGAGCACTGGGGTAGCCCGGCTTCGCGGCACCACTTCCGGAAGGCGTTGCCGAAGGTCTCGGCCGAATACGGCCTGCCATGGTCGTTCACCAGGAAGTGCAGCTCGCCGCACGGCGAGGCCGCAATGATCCGCGCCAGCACGGGCACCACCGGCAATACCAGGTCCTTCGGCGTCTTCGTCCTGCCTTTCTGCACGCGGAAATGGACTGCGCCGTTCCGCAGGTGCTGACGCCCCAGCCGCACCGCATCGCTTCGGCGCACGCCGAGGTACATCAGCAGCGCCAGCGCCAGCCGAGGTTTCGACCCCACGGGCCAGTGGGCTTCGAACTGCGCGACTTCCTCGGCGGTCCAGGCGTGGAAGCCATCGGGATTGCCGGAGGGCAGGTAGGCAACGCGGGCTGCTGGGCTATCCTTCACAGCGCCCACGCGAATGCCAGTTTTGTACACCGCGCGCAGAGCCTTCAGCAGGGAATTGAACCCCTCCGGCGTCTCGGCCCGCATGTCCTTCTGACGCTCCAGGAAGGAGGGCGGAAGGGTCGCAGCCATGCGGTCCCCGTGACGCTTCCCGTCCTTGCCGATGGCTTGCCCGAACCGCTCGAGGATGAGGCGGCGCACCCGCTGGGATCGTGCGTCCATCCGCTTGAACTCGGAGCCACCGAAGTAGGTGATGAACAGCTCGTCCAGGGTGCCCTTCGCCACCTCGCGAGGCCGTGCGGGTTGACCAGCAGGCGGGGCTTCCACCGCACGGCGGTACTCCGCATCGAAGGCATCAGTGCCAGGCGTTTCGTGCAGGCGCAGCTTCGGTTGGTCAGGCAGGCGCAGATAGGTCCGCACGTTGCCGTGACGGTCCGTGTCCTGGACAACGTAGCGGTACCGGCGCGCCACCTGGATCATGCGTCGTCCCAATCGCTGCCAGGCGCGGCGAGCTGCCGTTCCTTCTCGGCTTCGATCCACCCATCCAGGTCGCGTACATCCCAGCGGATCAGGCCCTCGGTGGGGCGAAACGACTTCGGAAGGCGGCCTTCCTTCACCTCGCGGTCGAAGGTGCTCAGGCCCATGCCCAGATACTCGGCGGCGAACTCGCGGCTAAGCAGGCGACGGGCGAGCGTGAAGGCAGGCGTGAGCACCCGCCCCCTCTCTTTCCCCGCGTTCTGCATCCCGTCTGGCATCAGGTCACCTTGGCCTTCTCGACCAAGCTACGGGCCGCGGGGCCGCACCCCCAAGAAACTCGCGCATATTCGCTGGCGGCGATCATGCGAGGGGCACCGGGGCGGCGCCGCGCGGGTTGAAGCCTTCGATCTCGCGCACTTCGTCCGGGTCGAGGATGCCCGCCTCGACGGCGATCTTGTGCGACTGCCACCGGGTCTCGGCATCGCCGCGCATCAGGGCGGACATGTCCACCTCCAGCGCGAAGGCGGGATCGGTGAAGACGCTGCGCGCGAACTCGGCCTCGATCTTGCGGACCCACGGCGCCAGCGTGAACTGAGCGAACCAGCGCCCGGCCTCGCGCGAGTTGGTGAAGGTGCCGTGCGACAGGTCCTGCACGATGGGCGGCGGCACCTGGTACAGGCGGCAGAGCTCTTCGACGGTGAACCGCCTCGAGGCCAGCACCTCAGCATCCTCCGGGCTGACGCTGAGCGCCTGCCACTCGGCGCCGCCGTCCAGGATCAGGGTCTTGCGGCCGTTATGCGCGCCCGTGTAGCCGCTCAGGGCGTCCCGCAGCCGCGCGCGCTGGTCAGGGGACAGGTTGCCCGCAACCTTGATCGCCCCGCTTGGCGTGGCCTGATTGCGCCACAGGCTCCCGGACCATTCCTGCAACGCCTGCGCCGTGCCGATCACCTCGCGGGCGCGCGACAGGCGCGAACGGCCGATCAGCCCATCGTCGCTGCGGTCCTTCAGGTGCATGAACTCGCCCGGAAGGAGGCGCCTGGATCGCCCCGTGCCGCCGAACGGCCCCTGGTACGCCACCACGTCGAAGGCCAGCCGCCCGGAGGGCAGCAGCACGGCCGCGGCGTTGCCCCAGGGGATGGGCACCAGCGCCACCGGCCGCCCTGCCCCATCCACCTGCACCTCGGCCAGCGCGTTGCCGTGCAGCAGGGCTTGCGCCAACAGCCATTCCACGAAGTCCGGCCAGGTCTGGCGGTCGTTCGGTCGCCGCGTCAGGCGGGCCACCGGGTGCGCCGGGGCTTCCTCCCGCCTGCCCTCCACGCTGCGGTACACGTAGGCGGGCAGGCTGCCCGCGGCCGAGGCGATGGCGTTCACGCAGGCGAGCACGGCGGCCAGGTTCTCGGCCGTCTGCGCGCTGACCCCCTGCCCCGCGGAAGTGCCGATGGGCAGGCCCGGGAACTCGTTCAGCGCGCGGGCCTCGGGACGGCCCCACAGGCGGCTCAGGGCGGCGCGGATCATCGCAGGGTCTCCACATACCGCCGCCGCCACTGGCAGCCGCCCAGCGCGGCGGAACGCGCCGCCACGGCCGTGCCCGCGTACGCGGGGAAGGCCTGCACGATGGAGACTTCGATCAGGTCCACGTCATGCAGCTCCCGCCGCTCGGCCGCGGGCCAGGTCTCCTTGCGCGCCACGAAGGAGAAGGACATGCCGCCCAGGTCGCGCCGCTCGGCCAGGGCCAGCATGTCGCGGCCGAGTGCGGTGTCCGGCACGTCCAGGCTGAAGGACAGGCCGCGGGCATCCTCGGCCAGGCGCAGCGTGCCGGACCCCGTGCGGCCCAGCAGGCGGGCGGGGTCATGGTCAACCAGCGCCAGCACGTCGCGCTGCGCGGCGAGCGAACGGGTGAAGGCGCCGCGCTGGATCGTCTCGGAGAAGCCGCCGATCTTGGCGGCCTCCCCGAACACGGCGGCGTAGCCCTCGAGACGGCGGCCCGCCGCCCGCAGCTCGGCCGCGATCCGGCGTTCGGTGCCGTTGGGGAAGCGGGCCGCGGCGATCACGCCTGGATGTCCCGGATGGCGGCGAAGGAGGCGGCCTGGCGCACCGCGATATCCACCGTCATCATCGCCCGGATGGAGACGTTGCCCTTCGCGTAGGCGGTCGCCTCGTAGGGGTTCACCAGGATATCCAGCTCGGACCACATGCCGATCAGGAGGTCGGACCACCCGCCGTAGATCAGCGCGGAAAGGTTGGTGCCCGTGCCCTTGGTGAGGTTGGCGGGCACCACGTTGGAGACTTGGGGCGTCATGCCCTGGAAGACCGTCGCCAGCCCCAGCGGCAGGTTCGTGGTGTCCTTCAGCTTGGCGGCGGCGCGGCGGACCCGGGTGTTGGTCAGGAAGCCGGTGCCGGTGGCGTTGGCGTCATCCACCGCGCCCACCAGGTCGGCCACGTGGTCGAAGGACAGGGCGCCGCCGTTGGCGCCGATGGCCACGCTGCCGATGCCGGAGGTGCTGAGGATGCCCCGCGGCTCGGCGCCCGTGCCGCTGCCGGAGATGGCGGCGCGGTCCAGCGTCTCGGCCAGGATCAGGGCCATGTCCGCGCGGGTGAGCTGCTCCACGTCCGGGCTCGCCTGCATCAGCATGTTGCGCGAGTACTCGGTCAGGGCGCCCGCGTGCTTCGGCGCCAGCGTCACCGCGTCGAACTGCGGATCGCTGGCGGGGATGGCCGCATCCTCGGCCACCCACGCGCCCGTCACGCTGGCCTTGCGGCGCGGGATGGTCACGTTGCCCGACAGGCCGGTGAGCACCGTGGCGCCCAGCGCGCGGACTCGGGTGGAATTGCGCAGCCGGTCAATGAACAGGTCGCCGCGGAAGTCGGTGGGCACCAGGTTGGAACCCGGCCCGCCCGCGGGCAACGTGGTGGTCAGGGTGCGCGCCTCGGCCGGGGCGCCCATGTGCCAGAACAGGCCCTGCGCGCGGCGACCGGACCGGCGCTCCATCTCGCCGGACATCTCGCGGGCGCGGCCCGCCGAGGCGTCGGTGGCGCCCATGGCGGCGCGGATCACGTCGAGGATGCCCACCTGGCGCAGCTCGGCGTCGAAGCGGTCATCGCCCGTGCCCACCGGCTGCCCGGCGGCGCGGCGCTCGGCATCGTCCACGGCGGCCTGGCGGGCGATGCGCGCCTCCAGGGCCTCGGCCTCGTTGCGCAGTGCGTCGAACCGCCCGCGCTGCTCGGCGCTCAGCTCGTTGTCGCCCGCGGCGTCGTTGATGGTGCGCAGCTCGGCGGCGATGGCCGCGCGGCGCTCCAGAAGATGGCGTAGGGTCATTGGTGGTGGTCTCCGTCGAGGGGATCGGCCGCCATCCCGGCGGGCGTGGTGAAGGGGGGGGCATCCATCGAAGGGCCGGGGCGCCTCGCGGCGCTCCATGCCGTGCCCAACGGCATCTGGGGGAGGCGCATCACGCGCCCGCCTTCTTCGCGTGCTCGGCTGCAATTCGCAGATGCCGTGCCCGCTCATGCTTGTCGAAGAGAGCGTGGTAGCGGTCGGCTTCCTCCTTGGTCTCGGGCGAGGTGTCCGACAGGGCCTCCAGCTCGGCGGTCTCGAGAAAGGTCAAGCCGGTGCGGACCTTCCGGCCCTGCGCGTCCCTCTCGTAGATCAGCAAGAAATCCGCGAAAGCATCGGCGTCTTTGGTTGGCGCTGACGGCGGCGGGGCGGCATCGCTCAGCACCCCTTCGACGCGCGCTAGGGTACGCCTGATGAAACTGTCTGTCCGGAAAAGCACCAGCACATCCGGCGCATCATCGCGGTCCAGGCCATCACCGCTGGACGCCGTGACCGGGCGGAAGTCGAGGTCGCCACTCGCCGGGTTGATGTGCAGGAGGAGGGCCTGTTCCTCATCGCCCGGCATCGGTGCCGATAGCTGGATCAGCCGCACATTCACCAGGTTCCACACCATGCGCGCCTTCGCGGGCGAGTAAATGTCCTGGCGGGCCAGCTCCCAGGCAGTGGCGACCTGAAGCACGTCGTGGGGCGAAAACATGCGGCGCCGCCCCTTCCCGGGGCCGTCGCCTGAGGTCGGCACAATATGCCCGCGCGCGAGCCACTGGCGGAACTGTTCCTCGGGAAGGCCCGGGACGCAGGCCAGCAGATCGGCCGTGGTCAGGGTACGATCATGAATGGAAGCGTCCATGACCGTAACCTACAGCCGTCATTTTGCACGGTCAAGCGTAAATGACAGGCGTCACGAACTGCATTAGCTCGGCGGCTTGAAGCCCTTCGTCATCTGCGCCACCAAGTCCCAGGCCCATTCAAGCTCAATGCTGTCCGGGTCTTCCATCCGGCTGATGGGGCTCCACGCCTCGAGGCGGGCGGCATGGGCCTTGGCGAACCAACCCTCGGCCGTCTTCGGCTCGGCATTGTCGAAGAAGTCCAGGAGGCGCCGGTACTCCACCACCAGGGGATGCTCGTCGGACCAATCATCATCCGGCATCGCGTTCATGGCAGCGTGCACGGTCCTATGCGCGTGACCAGCCAGGATCAGGGCGGCGTCGGGATGCTCGGCCAGCGTGGACACGCGGCCCAGCACGGCGCGCGTCCAGATGGTGACATCCACCTCGGGGCGCTTCTCAGCGGACGGATTCGGGGTGCTATGCTGCTTGGCAGCCATGACGATGTTCTCCGAGAACTCGTTGCGGTCAGGCCGGGCGCGGTGTTTCCAGCACCACGTTCGGCCGCTTCCACGCTACCCTCCCCGGACTCCCGCGCGCAATGGTCCTTCGCGCGCCGCCGCTTCGTCCCCCCGTTACTCCCAGCCGGTGAATCGCTTTCCCGGCGCGGCGCAACGGATATCCGCCCTCACGCCAGCAACCAGCCCACGCCCTCATAGGTGGGTGCCGCAGGCTCCCGGCTGGCGAAGCCCACCGCCATCACGGCGGCGATCAGCGGGTCAATCCGTCCCCGCGCGCGGGCCTTGCTCAGCTTGCGCGATCCGGCCGGGTCCATGTCCACCACCGCGTTCGCCACCGCCCAGCGCAACAGCGGGTTGCCGCCGTGCGCGAGGTGGCGTTGCAGCACCGCTGTTTCGAGGGCGTTGATGGATGGTGACATGTCCTTGAAGCCCTGCCCGTGCGGCTTCATGGGCAGGGACACGCCCTCGCGGTCCATCACCTGAAGGAGGTCGTTCAGCCCCCAGCGGTCATGCGCCACGGCGGCCAGGTCGAGGCCGTCCAGCTCGGCCGCCAGCCATCCCACCAACCACGCGCGGTCTATGGCGCGGCCCGGGATCGGCACGATCAGCCCGCGCGCCTGCCACTCGCGGTAGGGCGCGCGATCTTCCTGCATCTTCCGCTCGAGCTGCGCCTCGGGGATGAAGCCCACCACCCGCAGCTTGCCCGTCTCCGGCCAGTAGCAGGCGAAGGCGGTCAGGTCCGCAGCACCACTGGCGAGGTCTAGGGCGGCGAAGCACGGGCCGCTCGCCTCCCCATCTCCCTCGCACGCGTCCCACTCGGCCGGGCCGATGAAGCGGTCATCAGGCGCGATGGGCTGGTTGAGGGTGTACGCGCGGAACGCCGCCTCCTTGCTCGGCAGGCCACGCGCCTGCATCGCCTGCGCACGCACATCGTCCAGGGATCGGAAGTCGCCCAGCGCGGGGTTCGCCAGGTGCCAGGTGCTTTCCGCCCAGGGGTCCGCATCCAGGGGCGCGGTCCACACGAATGACCGGAAGGTGGGATCGGTGATGGTGCCCGCCGCCACCCGGTCGCCGTAGCGGATCAGCTCCTCCAGCGGGTTTTCCGGGTCCGGCGAGCGCGTGCTGATGGCCAGCAACAGGGCCTCGGCGTGCGCGCCCATGCCGGTCTGCAACGCCTCCAGCAGCTCCCGCCCGCGCCACTGCGCCACCTCGTCCGCGATGGCGAAGGTGGGGCTGAGGCCATGGGCCTTGCGGGCATCGGCCGAGAGGGCGGCGAAGGTGCTGCCCGTCACCACGTCCTCGGCCGTCTTGTTGAAGTCGCGGAAGATCAACCGATCCGCGATGGCGGGGTTCGCCAGCGCGAAGGCGCGCAGCTCAGCGAAGATGATGCTGGCCTGCCCGCGATCCGCCGCGGCCGAGACCACCTGGCCGCGCGGCACCGCCTCCGGCCCTACCAGGTGCGCCAGCGCCAGCGCAGAGGCCAAGCCGGACTTCCCGCCCTTGCGCGCCATGCTGACCACCCCCGTTCGCACCACGCGCCGCCCGGCGGCATCGGTGGCGTACAGCCCCTCGAGGATGCCGCGCTGCCAGGGGCGCAGGATCAGGGGGCGCCCAGCGTGCGCGCCGCTGGTGACGGTCAGGCCCTCGCACCAGGCGATCAGGCGGTCAGCCCGGGTGCTGCCACGGGCCACGGGCGGCGCGACGGGCAGAGGCAGCTTCCTCGGGGCGCGGGCGGGCTTGGCGCCAGGACCACGGGCACCCATCAGCCGTCTCCCCGAGATAGGGCCGGATCGGAACTAACTGTGTCCGGCTCCCCACCAACGGTCCCGCCCCCCAGCCCTGAGAGATTTCCCGCGCGCGGCTGGTTCCACCAGTGCCGCGGGTCCATCGGCTGCCCACTGGCCGCGGTCCAGGCCTTCGGCTCCCCGCCCTGGCGTCGCTGGTTGTGGCACTGCGCGCAGAGACCCCGGAGGTTGCTGAGGCAGTCCGCCCCGCCCTTGCTGCGCGGGATGATGTGGTCAGCGACCACGGCCCGCGCCCGGCAACCCGGCGTGGCGCATGTCGGCTGGCGGCTCAGGCAGGCGGCCCGCAGAGCCCGCCACTCCGGGGTTCGGTAGAAGGGCGAGCTCATCGGCGCGTCTCCCGGATCAGGTGCTCGAGGTCCATCAGCGCCCCCACCAGGTCGCCCTTGTCTTCGTGGAAGGCGTGCGGATGGCGCGGGCACGGCGCCCGGAGGCGGCGCGCACGGGCCACGATGTCGGCAACCAGCTCAGACAAGGGGGCCGGACGCCCATGGTGACGCACGGTGACGGCCTGGTGACGCACCGATTTAGCGTGCGTCACCGTGTTTTTTGGCAGATTTCCGCGGGTTTCGGGAGGATGGTGACGCACGGTGACGCACTTCTCCCTAACATCTCCCCAGCCCCCCGCACTCCCCCTGGATGCCCCACCTTCTGAGGTGTCCCAATGGTTTTTCTGGGAAAGTGCGTCACCGTGCGTCACCATCGGGCGCAAACCCGCGGATTTCCTCACGCTCCCGCGGTGACGCACTGGGCAGAGTGCGTCACCAAGTGCGTCACCGTGCGTCACCAGGGTCTCAGCGGCCATGGGTCGCACCCTTGGACCAGTAGCGGACCCCGCCATGGCCCCGTCCCCCGCCCGCCCAACCGAGGCGGCTGAGGATTGCCCGGATGCGGTTCTGGTCAGCCGTGCCCAGCTTGGGCGTTTCGATGTGCAGCGCCTCGCGCGCCACCTGAAGGAGCGTGACCTTCGACTGCCCGGCCAAGTACCCTTCGATGGCCTCTTCCCAGGCGTCGTGTTCGAAGCGCGCTTCCTGCTGCGGGGCGATGTGCGCCTTCTCGAACTCTGCCGCGGGCCACCACGCCTCCCCGGCCTGGTAGGCCGCGAAGGCTTCGGCGAAGAGCTGGTCGCGGTCGCGCGCCAGCGCCTCCAGGTCCACGGTCCCCACCTTTACCGGCCAGAACCGCCGCGCCCCGGTTTCGTCCCGGAGGTACGCCTCCTTGTTGGTGGTGCCGATGAACACGCATTGCCGCGGCTCATGGACTTCGTTGCGCCCGTACTTGGGCGTGAACTTTTCTTCCGTCCGCGTGACGAACTCCTTCAGCTTCGCAGCATCGGCCTTGCTAGTGGCGCTCAGCTCGGCAATCTCCACCAGCCATTTGCCCCGCAGGTGCTGGGCCAGGCGGATATCATCACGGTCGAGGTCCGGGAGGTTGTCAGAAAACCAAGCTCCGCCAAGGATGCGACACGCCGTGCTCTTCCCGGCGCCCTGGTCGCCTTCGAGCACGATCATGTAGTCAGCCTTGCAGCCGGGCATCTCCACGCGGGCAACCATGGCCAGGAGGAACATCCGGCCGATGCCGGTGGCGTAGGCGCCCGGCGCGGCGGACATGTAGCGGGTCAACCAGCCGTCCAGGCGTGGAACCCCATCCCAGGTCAGCGAGCGCAGATAGCGCCGCACGGGGTGGAAGGCGTTGTCCCTGGCGCGAAGGTCCACCCCCTGGAACACGGTGTCCTTCGGCATGGTGGGCAGGCCGCTGCGCTGCATCCACAGGTGGACGCGCGACACGTCCACATCCTCGAGCGCCCGCACCACCCCTTCCTTGTCGCGCACCACGGCGGCGCGCTGCATCTCATCGAAGGCCAGCCGGTGCTTCCACTCCGGCGCGTTGCTCAGCGCCGTCATGGCGTTGGCGAGGTTGCCGCGCGGATCGCCCTCGTTGTTGCGCTGAAGGTAGCGGTGCCACTCCGGCGCCTCTCCTTCGGGCGCATCGTCGGGATGGCGCGCTTCGCCCTGCTTCGCCTTCCTACTGGCGTTCGACCAGGTGCGCGCCAGCTCCCGGCCGCCCTCGGCCTCCTTCTCGGCCCGCCACGCGGCCGTCTCCGGGTGCTTGTCCAGCTCGGCCAGCCAATCGGCCTTGCCGCCCCCGGCGCGCGCCACGTCCAGCGCCAGGCGGTAAGCCGCGCCGCTGCGGGACTGGTCGCCCCCGCGCGCGCCAAAGTCCAGGCCGAAGGGCGCACGTGCCGCGCCGCTCGCCTGCCCACCACGGGCGAAAGCCGGGCCGCCCTCGCGGATCAGCCAAAGCAGCGCCTCGAGGCTGACGCGGCGCAGCTCCCGCGGCGTGCCGTCCAGGTGGTCATCCGTGGTGGCGAAGTAGCGGTTGCTGACGTGCAGCTCAATGGCGGGCGGGTGCGACGTGCCGCCGCCCGCGCGCTTGAACATCTTGCCGTGCATCGTCCACATGGCGCGGCGCAGCTCGGGGAGGTCGTTGGGCGCGAGGATGAAGAAGAGCTTCACGCCCGTCTTCGATGGCGACACCTCGGCATAGGTCGGGAACCGCTCGAGCACATCGGACGCCCAAGGCGCCAGGTCGCCGGTCTCCGCACGGCAGGAATCCAGGTCCAGGCCCGCGATGCAGAGGTCTTGGAACTCGCCCAGCATGATGCCCACGCCCCCAACGCCAAGCGGCATGGGCAGCGCCCTGGCCCGCGCGGCGGCGTCCAGGCGGGTCCCCCAGGTGGCCGGGTCATCTGACTTCGCCATGCCCCTGCCGGGGGAGTAGGGAACCTTGGTGGTCTTGCCCTTCCGGTCTTCGGCCTGCCACGCCACCCACCGCGGGATGGCCGCCAGCCCGGCGAGCGTAGGCGAGAGGGTGCTGCCGTCAGGCATGGTGCAGCCCTCCCGCAGCAACAGCAGTTGCTTGCTCAGGTGGGACACAGCCCGTATAGGAGGCGTTGGAATACCTGGGGAGGCGGCTCAGTCCCACCCTTGCCCAAGTGCTTGTTTCAGCCGGATTTAGTCGCCCCGGCCCTGGGCACCATTTCCTTCAGCGCCGCCGTCCCGGCGCCTGCCGCAGTAGCTCATGCACCATCGCGCAGCGCCCGCGGCCCGGATGCGTCACCGTGATCCGCCGCGCGCCATTGGCGCCCTCCAGCAGCTGCCCCTCGCCCGGACGGAAGGCGCCGAAGGCCGGCAGGGCCATCTTGCCATCCGCGCCGATGCGTCCTTCCAGAACCGGGTCGCCGGGCAGGCCGGGCAGCAGCAGCACGCCGCCGCGCACCTCGGCGGTGGCGCGCTCGCGCCCCACCTTGCCGGCGCTGCCGCAATCCTGGAACCGCGTGCCCTCATAGGCGCCGTCATGTGGCGAGGCGGCGCGCTGCGCCCCGGCCGGCAGGGCGAGCAGCACCAGGAACAGGACAACCAGTAGGCGCATCGTCATTCCCCGAAGCTGTTGGAACGCGGGAAGCCATTGGGCACCATCTTGCCCGCCCCGGCCCGCTGCCCCCGCCAGGTGGCGAGGTCGGTTTCCAGCCGCGTGCGCTCGCCCAGCCGCCAGGACAGGCCTTCCTTGCGCGTGAAGACCTTGGCGTCGGCCAGCCCGCCATCCTTGAAGGATTGCAGCTGCACCCCGCGGCCGCGGGTCATCACCGGCAGCTGGTCCAGCGGGAAAAGCAGCAGCTTCCGGTTGTCGCCCAGGCTGGCGACCGTGTCGCCCTCCGCGCGGCGGCACAGCATGGCACGCGCCGGCGCCTCGACGGACAGCACCTGCTTGCCGGTGCGCTTCTCGGCCAGCAGCTCGGCCGCCTCGACCAGGAAGCCCTTGCCGTCGGTGGCGGCGACCAGGTAGCGCGCGCCCTCCTCGGGCAGGAGGAGCGCCAGCACGCTTTCCTCGTTCGGCAGCTCCACCAGCAGGCGCAGGGGCTGGCCGTCGCCGCGGCCGCGCGGCAGCGTCTCGGCCTTCACGGTGTAGGCCTTGCCGTTGGTGGCGAAGGCGACGACGCGGTCCACGCTGGTGCAGTGCAGGCGGAACAGCTCGCCGTCGCCCTCCTTGAACTTCAGCTCCTGCTCGGGCGGCAGGTGGCCCTTGAAGGCGCGCACCCAGCCCTTCTCGGACAGGACCACGGTCAGCGGCTCCTTCTCCACGAAGGCGCTCTCGTCCACCGTCACAGCCGGCATCGCGCCGCCTGCGGTGGTGCGACGCGCGCCAAGGGCGCCCGAACCGAATTTCTCGCGCGTCGCCTCGACCTCGCGCGCGATCGCCGTCCAGCGCCGGGCCTCGGAGGCCATCAGGGCGTTCAGGCCCTTCTGCTCCTTGGCGAGCTTCTCGTGCTCGCGCCGGATCTCCATCTCCTCCAGCTTGCGCAGGGCGCGCAGGCGCATGTTGAGGATGGCCTCGGCCTGCACCTCGGACAGGGCGAAGGCGGCCATCAGCTTGGCCTTGGGCTCGTCCTCCTGGCGGATGATGCGGATCACCTCGTCCAGGTTGAGGTAGGCGACAAGGTAGCCGTCCAGCACCTCCAGCCGTCGCGCGATGGCGGCCAGGCGGTGGTTGGTGCGCCGCTCCAGCACCACCAGCCGGTGGTCCAGCCAGGCGCGCAGCACCTCCTTCAGCGACATGACGCGCGGCGTGCGGGCGGCGTCCAGCACGTTCATGTTCAGCGGGATGCGCTGCTCCAGCGCGGTGGCGCGGAACAGCGTCTCCATCAGCACCGCCGGGTCCACGATGCGGCTCTTGGGCTCCAGCACCATGCGGACCAGCTCGGTGGATTCGTCGCGCACGTCGGCCAGCAGCGGGAGCTTCTTCTCCTCCAGCAGGGCCGCGATCTGCTCGATCAGGCGCGACTTCGCGACCTGGAACGGGATCTCGGTGACGACGACGACCCAGCCGCCGTTCTTCTGCTTCTCCACCGCCCAGCGCGCGCGCAGGCGGAAGCCGCCTCGCCCCGTCTTGTAGGCGTCGGCGATGCTCTCGGCGGGTTCGACCAGCACGCCGCCGGTCGGGAAATCCGGGCCGGGGATGTGCGCCAGCAGCTCGCGCGTCGTGGCGGCGGGGTTGGCGATCAGCGCCAGCGCGGCCGAGCAAAGCTCACCGGCGTTGTGCGGCGGGATGGAGGTCGCCATGCCCACCGCGATGCCGTTCGCGCCATTGGCCAGCAGGTTGGGGAAGGCGGCCGGCAGGACCACCGGCTCCTTGTCCTCGCCGTCGTAGGTGGCGCGGAAATCCACCGTGTCCTCGTCGATCTGCGCCAGCAGCGCCTGCGCGACCTCGGTGAGGCGGGATTCCGTGTACCGCATGGCGGCGGCGTTGTCGCCGTCGATGTTCCCGAAATTCCCCTGGCCCTCCACCAGCGGGTAGCGGGCAGCGAAATCCTGCGCCAGCCGCACCAACGCCTCGTAGACGGCGCTGTCGCCATGCGGGTGATACTTGCCGATCACGTCGCCGACCACGCGGGCGCATTTCTTGAAGCCCGAGGCCGGGTCCAGCTTCAGCTGGTGCATGGCCCAGAGCAGCCGCCGATGCACCGGCTTCAGCCCGTCCCGCACGTCGGGCAGGGAGCGGGCCATGATCGTGCTCATGGCGTAGGCGAGGTAGCGCTCGCTCAGCGCCTCGCTCAGCTTCGTCTCGCGGATGGCGCCGCCATCCTTCGGTATCACGTCGTCGGGCAT